TCACTGCCATGACTTCTTCATGCGTCACGAACGTAACCCCCTCTCTATCTTCTGCACCAGCTCCCTGTTTCCCTTTTCTTCAGCCGGGGCAATATGCTCCCTTCCGGCTACCCTGCCCCCGCCGCGTTTTGCATGGCCGTGTTCCAGGAGATGGGCTATCTGGTATCTGTCCTTAGAATGGACCGTCATGGTAAGGGAGTTGCTGCTCTCCGCTGTCTTTTTGACCTCCCAGCTTTTCTTATATCTTCCAGTCCGCTTCGGAGCATTTGCCTGTATATCCTTCTTCACGGTCTTGGATACATCCTTTACCGCATCCTTGACGGTATCCGTGGCAAGGTCTGCATATTCCTTCAACCCATCCATGATTGCATCTGCCAGACCGTCAACGGTCGTTCTTCTCTCTGCCATCTCCTCACCTCTTTGCCAGGGCAGCCCTGATCTTCAATGTCTTATTCTTATACTGCTCGTTGTCAACAAATGTAATATTATAAATATTCCCACGGAACAGAATGCGGAAATGTTCCGTGTCAATAGCGGACACCTCACTGCAGTAACGGATGACAAAATCAAGTTCCGTTTCCGCATTGACCTGTTTTGCTTCCCAGTACTCCTTACCGGAAAGATTATTCACGTAGGAATAACATTTATAGTGGTCACTCCATACAAGGGTATGGTTTCCTGTCCCATCCTTCTTCGTGCTGCTTTTCTGTATCGTGATCCGTTCACGCATGAGTTCTATCATCAGAATATCTCCTTCCTGATTCCAAAGAGCAGATACTTCAGTGTTTC